TCTGCCTTCATCTTTTAAGACATCGCTAAAAGGCTACATGAAACATCCTGTCCTATTGGCGGATCATAATTACTATGATCTCAGGAAACAGATCGGGAAAGCTAAGAAGATCACGATCAATGATAAGGATGTCGTTGCAGAGTTTGAATATTTTCATGGTGAAGGTAATGATGAAGCTGATTGGGCTTGGAAGTTAGCCAAAGAGGGACTTGCGTCATTCTCGATTGGGTTCATTGGTCTTGAAGCAGAACCAATGTATTCAAAGGATGAGAATGGTGAGAAGTATTATTCAGGTCGTAAGTTCACGAAGATTGAGTTGATGGAAGTCAGTCAGGTATTGGTTCCTTCAAACAGGGGTGCTTTGCAGGCTTCTGCTGATCTTCATGAGATGGCTTGCAAATCAATCAAAGAAGGAAAGCTGAAGATGCCTGATGCCGATGCCCCCAAAGAAGAAGATCCAGATGCTATTCCGCCAGTTGTGGAAGATCCACCTGCTGAAAAGCCAGAAGATAAGCCCGCAGAATCCCCAGTAGTTCCTGAGGATGAGTCAGGTGAGCCGAAAGTGGATGAAAAGGTTGAAGCACCTGTTGTCGCAGAAGAAAAGCCCGCAGATGGCGTTTGTGAGCAATGCGGGTTCGATTATATGAGAAGGAAAGACGGATCTAAATTCTGCGGATGCAGAGAAGAAACCCATTACTCAGAGATTATCTTGGGCAAGGGTGGCGATGAGCCAGTACCTGAGCCAAACAAGGAATCAATAAATGAAGCAATCAAACAAGGTGTCGCAGAGGCACTTAAACGAGAGGAATAAAAGATTATGAATCTAGATGAAATGAAAGGCGTAGTGAAAGACGCAGTTTCGCCTTTATCAGAAAAACTTGACGCTGTAGATGCTCGCATCAAAGCGGTTGAAGATTTACCGATTGTGAAGGATACTCCTGCAATCATTGTTCGTGAAAAAGAGTATAAAGGCAAGACGATTGCAAAGCAGGGAATCTTGTTTCGTGAAAAAGGCATTAGCGAAGAAACTTGTGATAATTTCTCCAAGTTCTTGATTGATGTTGCAACAAAGACGACATTGGTTGAAGGAACAGACGCCAATGGTGGGTATTTAGTTAAAGATGAATATGCTGATGTATTGTATGAGTTAGCAAAATCATCTTCTTTCGCTTTGCAAATCTGCAAGGTGATGGAAATGGGAACGGATGTATTAAAAGTTCCTACTGAAGCAACAAAGGGTGCGGCAACTTGGATTGAAGAAAGCGGAGAAAAGACTGCTTCTGATCCTACTTTCGGTCAAGTAACATTGACTGCAAAGAAGTTGATGAATCTTGCTGTCGCTTCTGGTGAGTTGATCGCTGACTCTAGCTTTGACATTGCGTCATTGTTAGCACAGCAGTTCGCTTACACACAGGGTCAAGAAATTGACAACCAGTTGTTCAATGGTACTGGTGATCCTGTTAGTGGTGTTTTGACTGCAAAGGCAGGGTATTCAGTTATCCTTTCCGCAGGGGCTTCAATGTCAACTGTTACAGCAACGGATCTTTCGCTTGCTATTAGCAAATTGGCTGAAGGTCGTTTGGGCAATGCACGTTTCTTGTTTGGACGTTTAGCTTCTCATTATGTTCGTTCTTTGAAGGACAGCAACAACCGTCCTATCTATGCAGAGATCGGTGGAACAACTCCAAGAACAGTTTATGAATATCCAGTAAACATGACCGAGAATATCGCTAATGTTGATGGGGCTTCTAAGGCTCTTGGTGTATTTGGAAACTTCAGCAACTTGCTCTTAGGTCGTCGAGCAGGGGCAATGCGTATCGAGTTAGATCCTTATACTCTCTTTGCATATGATGAAGTGCGTTTCCGAATGATTAGTCGATGGGCATTTGGATATGGCGACGCAAATGCGTTTGTTCGTATCATGTCGGCGACTGCGTAACCGTTAAACTAGAGGTTTTTGGGGGGGTTTCCGTTAATAATCCCCCCCTTTTATTATGACGATAACTATTATCATACCGACGATAAATGCAAAGCCTGAATGGTTATCAAGAGCGTTAGGAAGTTGTTCATTCGCAGATGAGATTTTAATCACAAAAGAATTAGGGATATCCAAAGCGGTCAACAATGCTGTGGATCTAGCAAGATGCGAGTGGATCGGGGTGATGCCCGATGATGATTTTTATCTACCAGAGATTTTTAAGATCGTTGAGAAGATGGTCAGGTCTGATGCGGATATTATAAAGTTCCCATGTAGGCAGATGCTTGAAGAAACATTTCTTGATGGGATATATGATACAGAAGAAAAGACGATTTACGGAAGTTGCTTTATGAGAAGGAAAGCATTTCTGGATTTAGGTGGGTACAGGGGAGAGATATTTCAGGATCAAGAAATCTATAACAGAGCCAGAGCCGAAGGTTTCAAGGTAGAATACATTCCTATTGCGGGTGGTGTATTCAGATGGAACAAAAGATCAAAGCAACAAAGAGGGGCAAATAGATGTTGAAGTCAGCGGTCTTATTCCTTACATGGAATTGCAACATGAATTGTCCGTATTGTTGGGAGCGTCAGGCTCAGAAGAATGGCAAGTTCACTCCTGAACCTTTTATCGACACAGATAAATGGATCGAGTCAATCAATAAATTAGATATTCAGACTCTTGATATAAGTGGCGGAGAGCCTTTCTCACAGCCAAGATTTTATGATCTCATCAAAGGGATCAACGTTCCAAGGGTAGCAATCACCACAAACATATCTTATGATCTAACATCATTCGTGAGGGATGTCAGTCCTGACAGGATCATATCAATGACAGTTAGTTATCACCCAACACAGAAGATGTCTTTCGAGAGTTTTCTCGGCAAGTGTCTTTTCCTGCGGGAGAATGGATTTAATATAACAATCAATTATGTTACATACCCGGAACAAATGTACCTTATCCCAACGCTGAAGGCTCAACTTCTTGGCATGGGGTTCAAGTTTCATGTTGATCCATATGTGCCAACCGAGTTCTTCCCGTATACTTTCAGCCAAGAGGAACTGGATTTCCTTGCACCTTATGTTGCGGGGGATCGTGTGAAGCCTACAGGAGATCCAAGCAAGCCAAAGATGTGTTCTGGTGGAATGGATCATCTAAATATTCACCCAACAGGCGATGCTTTCAGATGTCTTCACGATAAGGTTCTTGGATTGGATAAGGTTGGGAACATCTTTGATAAAGATTTCAAGCTAAACAAACGCAATACTCAATGCGATGATTGGGCTAATTGTTCAGGATGTGATCGGGATAAGGTGACTATGAATGGTTGAGTGTAACGTGATGGCTCAGTATATTTGCAAAAAGAATCCTCTACATACAGAGTGTTCGCCTTCAGGACAGAGGAAATTGTGTTGGCAATGTGGTGGAAAGATGATCGAGAAACGTCAAGCGAAAGTGGTGACGAAGAATGGGAAATAAGCCAAGGATCTTATGGGGTACACCAGAGCGTGATGCTGTTGGTAATGGTTTGGGATATTCATTCCATAATAGGATGATGATCAAACACACCATGCCACATATTATCAATGATTCAGAATCGAACATCGTTCTTCAGATTGTGTCAGGGGATAAGTTTGAGCCTGTGAAGGGTCGGATTAATGTCCTATTTACAATGTGGGAATTTATTGATGTACCGCCTTCATACCAAAAAGCATTGGCAAAGGCTGATTATGTGATTGTGCCTTCATCGTTCTGCAAAGAGATATTCGCTCCATATTGTAAGAACACTCCGATCGTATGTTGGGAAGGGGTTGATCCTAATCAGTATAAATTCGTTAAGAGAGAAAGAGGATCGAAATTTAGATTCTTATGGGTTGGTGCTCCAAACCCCCGCAAGGGATATCAGAGCATCCTGAATGTGATCCAGATTGCAGACAAATATCCAAACATCGAGTTCTATCTAAAGACAACGACAAAGAAGATTTCTTTGGTTGATACTATCAAGCAGACGATTAAGCATTGGGGTCAGATCAAAGATGTGAAAGGCGGGATGGAAGGTCTTGTACGGATCATAAAAAGAATCCCATCACCATTCAATGCTGAGAAAATCTTCACCTATGGGGTGCATAAGAATATTTTTGTGGATACTCGCAAACTGCCACTTCAGGATCTCATTGATCTATATGGGAAGGCTTCAGCGTTTCTTTTCCCTTCATTGGGTGAAGGGTGGGGGTTGACGTTGACTGAAGCGATGGCGACAGGATTGCCATGTATATCAACGGACAAGACAGGCTGTGCGGATTATTTTGATAAGAGTGTCGGCTATGTGATCAAGACAGATGTCGGAAGTCTTGGGGCTTTACCTAATTATGGTCTTGATGATTGTCGTGCGTATATTCCAGACACACAGAATTTCTTTGATCAGATGATGAGGGTTGTTACTCATTATGGTGAAGCGTTGAAAAAAGGAAGGCAAGCAAGCTATCGAATGAGAACGAAGTTCACTTGGGAACGATCTGGGCTGAGATTGGCTCAAATTTTAACTGACATTTATGAAAAAGAGGGTATGGATGAAAAGATTTCTTCTGGCTTTGGGCTTCGTTTTAATTCTAACAAGTCCATCGTTTAGCCAACAGTACACTTGGCGTTATCAATCAGATGCGGATTGCGATTCTAAAACGAATGGTAAGTTCGCAGATTTATGTTATCAGACAACTGATGAAAGTCTTTGGAAGTGTGTGCCTGATGATTCTACTTGTGATACAGCGAGTGAATGGAAACAGGTGTCGGGTGCTTTTGTTGAGTCTGATCCGATATGGATCTCAGAGAAGTCAGGATATTATACGAGTGTCGAGATTGACAATGCTCTTTATTTGCAAGAAGTCCCATGGGCTGAAGGTACTGAACTAAACATGACCGGGGTCAACTGGGACGATTTTACACGTCTTGAAGATAGTGCAACAATCCATG